AGGCAAATCTTTCAAGAATCTACCCAACTCTGTGGCAATATCTGCCAACATGTCACGGGTCTTTTTCTCTGATGTTTCATCCAAACCATCAGTTCCACCAAGACCCAATTTCTTGTAAAGACCCTCGATACCATTCCACAAGACCGTAAAGAATCCTGTTATGGCACCCCAAAATTCAGACAAACTCTGTATGAAAGTTTGTGCCGACTTAATAAAAGCCTGGACAGATTTTATGATAGATGGTAGTGCTTTGAGCATCCATCCAACTAAGGCAAAACTAAAGAACAAAACTACTCTTTGGAGAACGTCTGATATTCCACCACCACCTTTGAATATATCACCTGGTTTGTTCAAGAAGTTTCCAAGTGATAAATTTATTCCACCACCACGTCTTGACTGTTCTCTTTTCGATTCTTGCTGTCGTCTTTCCTCACTTTCTTTTAATTGCTGATCATAGAGTTTTTGTTTTGTTTGTAGACGAAGGTTTAACGTCCTATTCTTTAATAATGTTTTTCTAATAGCACCGACATTTTTTCGCATGGAAATAATGCCACTGTTCAGGCTAGTAAAATGTTTGGAGTCTATTAACATCATTTTAGATTACTCCCCAAGCATTGTACATTTTCTTAGAGTATTGTAAGAATGGATCTTCCATGTTAAATGGACTGATTCCTACTGGTGGACCAAGATCTATAGGGTCATTCCCACTTCCTTCTTGATAATCTGGTTTAATCTGAATATTAGCAATAAAGTCAACACCGCTATCAACGATTTGAGATACATTCGTTCTCAAAGAGTTGATTGAACTGTTCATAGTTCTAACAAATTCATTGTTAGAAATCATTGAATTCATCGCTCCTAAAAGACGACTAGCGGTGTAAGCTGACTGCCCAGATTCTAGAGTTTCTGGATTATAAATTTTATCTTTGGTTATACCAAGTTGTGATGATAGATAATTCCTCTGTTCATCTGTGGTTCTATCATACAATGTCTTCATTATATTTGTAGTTTGACTTAATTTTGCCTGTGTTCTATCGAATTCTGCTTTAGCAGAATTCATTTTATCTTTAAGTGGTTTAAGTATTGCTTGAACATCTGGATCATTGAGAGCTACACCCTCATACCTTGATAGTTGCTTCTCATATTCTGCTTTTTTTTGATTATAAGTATTTTTTGCCGCATTGGTAGCATCTCTATCTTTTACATAAGACCTAAAGTATTCAGCAATTTTGTTTGCTTTTTGGTAAACACCTAATCTTTGGACATTAGCATTTTTATTTGCTGCTAAAGTTTCTGGAGAAATGGTTTCCTCACCTACCCTCTCAAATGCTCCAGGACCTTTTTTATTATAAACGGTAAACTTATCAAAATACCTATTCTGAAGTTCTTGAATTTGCTCTGCTCTAATGAACTTACCGTCACCGATGTCCAAGTATTGTCTAAATTCAGTTGATCCCTGACTACCTGGTTTTGTATATTGTTCACCCCTTTCATACTTCAAACCACCTGTTGGTGAGAAGATACTTGGTTTTCCTTGCTGTGCCGTTTTTAAAACTCTTTCTCTTGCTCTCAGACCTGGGTCAAGTCTTTCACCAAGAGCCTCAATACCTTCAAATAAAAGAATACCAGATCCAACTACCAGCAAAGTTATCCATGTTGCTGGGTTCAGCAATGCTCCCATCAAAATGGGTAATGTTGTGACAATAGCAGAAAGTGTTCCCATGATAATAGGAATACCAACCTGAATTGCTAGCAAAACTCCACCAGCAATGGTGAGAGCAGTCATAATTTTTGGTATGAACTGCTTAAGTTGATTTTGTTTTGCTTCTTTATTCTGCTGGAACCATTTAATCACTCCATTCGTAAACCAACCAATAAAGGTAAGAGTGAAGAACTTGATAAATGGATCTAAAAATTGCCTAATTGTATTGAAAATAGACTTTGCTGGTCTAGCAATGGCATTTGTAATAAAACCAGCAATTTTCTTGGGTGCTTCTAATGCTGACTCTATATTAAATCTTCTTAAATTTTCTGCCTTTCTAGATGTTTCTTCTTGCTGTTTCTGTTGCTGTGTTGCTCTAATACCTGCTTGCTGAGACAGTAACTTATTAATAGCAACTAAGTTCTTATTGATAGCATCTACAGACTTCAGAAGATTTGCGGTTACCTTTGGCGTGACCATTCTCATGCCACCCATTACAGGTGCATTTCCCCTTTTAAATCTTCCGAAACTAGATGAGGTTATTGCCATTAAGATATACCGTTAGCTTGTTGCTGCTTCAACTTTTCATCTTCTAGGTGTTGCTGAAGAAGTGTCAAGTAAATTTCCCTTTCCCAAGGGATCATATCTTCAATCTCCGTCAAGCTATATTTATGATGCTGTACCAAGGCAAAGTTTACCTTATAGTATGACTCAAGATTTTCATGAGCCATACCTAACTGAAAAAACTTGCCAGTCCCTCAATTACAACGTCAGACTTCACACCAGTTTTAGGATTAGTGACTTGAACAGTATGACTCAGTTTAGGCATTGTTGTGAAGAACTCTTCCAGTTGTTTAAACTGAGCAGTTCCCAATCCCTCAATAAACTCGACCATTTCTTCTTCAGTGTGATCTGATGCTGCCCAAGATTCTTCCTCGGTGAACACTTGCTCTACACACTTTGCGACCATCTTGAAAGATTGATCAATTTGTTCAGCACCACTATCAACGAAATTCTCCTGAATAAATTCAGATAGAGATGGGTATCTCATCTTCATAGAGAACTGTTCATCCAACTGAATGATGTTTGTGTGCTTTGGATCTTTCTGAACTTGAATATCACTTAATGGAATAGTGACATCAACTCTAGTCTCACCGTCATCAGGACAGGTAAGAATAACGTCTACTGTTTCACCAACAGACTTACCACGGATATTAAGGAACAGATATTCAATATCAAATGTAGAGAGTTTTTCTACCTTAATTCCTCTGGTTAGAATGCAGTTAGACAGCACCTGCTTCACTGCTGTCTGAATTTGATTCATGTCCTCACTTTCCATGGCAATGATGAGAAGTTTCTCTTCTTTTACCAGGAATGGTCTATACTTAACTTTTCTATCAGAAGAAGGCAGAGTCAGTTCGTAGGTAGGTGCGTCGATCTTGGGTAAAGGCATAATAACCTATAATAAATTCAGTTGTGATTATTTATCGTCAAAGTGTAGGATCAGATCCATATTCAGCTCCGTACAATGGAGTTCCTTGAAAGGCTCTTGTACCATATGTAGATCCTGCTTTCTTCACTGCCGTTCCAGTCTCACCACCAAGAGCTGATGAACCACTTGGTTTTTGGAATCTAATCCAATCACCACCAGCCTCATTTTTTGCTTCATTAAATGCTTCCTTAAGTGCTTTAGAGTAACTATCAATAGCACCGAAGATGTATCTATCGTAAGAAAATCTTACCGTAACTTCTAATACTCTAGAAGCATCGTAAGAGATTTGACTAGTGTTAATGTTTGTTGGGAAGGCATTCATGAAGTTGTATTCAATCCTGTTATCATAATCTTTATCAAATTTTAGCAGTCTTATTCTCTCACACTTATAAGTATCTGGATATCTTGCTCTGTAGTAATAATTGTCCTGATCAAATGTCAGACCGTCAGTTTCATTAGAACCACTCAGAATAAATTCTTGCCACAGTTCAAAGAACTTTTGAACTTTATATTCATAGTCAACATAGAACGTTAGATCCATTTCACTAAATTGCCTTCTATAGGCAAATTTTTGTGTGACACCAGGATATGTACTTGTTGCCTCTGTGGTGTTTATTTGTGTGCCAGGTACAGCAGCACGACGGCAGTATTCACCAAGTTCTCTGTTGATAAAGTTAGAGTCAACTCCTCTTCTAATCAAATATGAACTCAGGCTGGTGAGTCTGCTAATTCCTCTGAACTCAACTTTATAGTGAGAGGTTTGAGCTACTCTACTGAAATTAGAGACAAAATCCGTAGTGGATTTTGGTTTTAAACTCTCTCTGTTAAATGCCACAATAAATACCTCTGGGAATTGCTATCATATTATGTCGTACAGTGGCAGATATAAACCTACCAATATCAAAAAATATAAAGGAGACCATAGTAACATTATTTATCGCAGTTTATGGGAGCGTAAGTTCATGGTTTACTGTGATACTAATGAGAACATTTTAGAGTGGGGAAGTGAAGAACTAGTAATTCCCTATAAATCTCCCCTCGATAATAAGTGGCATAGATATTTTCCAGACTTCTTCATCAAGTACCGTGACAGCAAGGGAAACATCAAAAGATCCATTATTGAAATCAAACCTAAAAGGTTCTGTGAGGCACCAAAGGTTCAATCAAGAAGAACCAAAAAGTATCTCTATGAAGTGACCGAGTATGCCAAGAACCAGGCAAAGTGGGAAGCAGCAAAGGAGTTCTGTGAAGATCGTCGTTATGAG